GTTAATTTGCGCTTCCAATCCATAAGTATCACACTTTCCGCCGGGTTGACCGGCTGTTTTTATTTTATGCCGTCGCTTCCTGCGGCGGCTCGGTTGGCATAGATTTCAGCTTCTTGTATAATTCCTTTCCCGTCCCATTTCCACCCAGCGCAGCGTAAGGCTTGTACAGATATTCCAGATTACTTAATTCATCTACCGTGATAAAGCCTTTGTGCGCGCATTCCCGGTAGCTGCCATAAATCCGGTCGTGGAGCAGGGCAAGCATCCCTTCCTTGACAGCCGCCTGCTCTGCTTCCTGTGCCTTCTGCCGTTTTCGCAATCGGTTAACAGCCCACCCCAGCGCACCCGTCAGAGCACCAAATAAGGCGCCCAGCCAGTACTTTGCAATCCAGTCACGCACTGTAGAAGCCTCCCTCATCCAATTACTTTGCAGCCGCCCTCAGGCACCCATCCGGCCGGGATATGTACCGCACACGTACGGCCGGAAATGTAATTATCTACCGTGTATGTACCGGATACCGTTGCACCAGCACTGCCGCCATAGCTGTCGCCATAAACGCGTCCGGAGTACTGCACACGCGCTCCCGTGCGCATTGTGACCGCCGTAGAGGCGTTCCCGGTCAGGCGGATTACCTGCCCTATATGGATAAGGTTCGGATTTGCAATGCCATTGATTGCGGCCAATCGCTGGTATGTAGTCCCATATCGTGCGGCAATACCCGAAAGGGTATCCCCCGCCTGCACCGTATAGGAGCCCCCGACCTTGAAACCGGGGGCTTTTTTGTCGTCTGTCTGGGAACCTTTCAGCTCCGGGATATCTTTGAGGACCTGATCCATTGCCTTTTTGATTGCTTCACTGTCGGCCCCAAGTTCGTCATCCACGTCAACTTTGGACAGGTCGGCCATACGGACCGCATACCCAACCCGTTCCGGCTTTACGCCAAGCGACAGGGCAACGGCTTTTGCTTCTGCCTGCACCAGCTTTTGGTTTGCAGCAGTGACACGGCTTTCCGCCTGCTTCAGGGCCGCATCGCCTCCGGCGGGTTCATCGGAAGGGCCCGGTTTCTTACCCGGGTCCTTTTTCTCAGGAGCATCCTTTTTTACTTCCGGATGCTCCCGCTCCCATTTGTGCCTTTCGCGGGTGAGCTGCTTCTTAACAGCATCGTCAACGTCGGACTGGGTGAACTTCTTTTCTTCTTCCTGCTTTTCATCGCCTTTATCGCCGGTCTCGGTTTTGTCCTTATCTTTGCCGTCGGTGTTGTCCGGCTTATCGTCCGTATCTGAACCAGAACCAACGCCGCCCGAAAAACGCAGGGCACAAAGGGGAACCCCGCAGCCAATGAAGTGGACCGTGTCAAATAATTTTCTTCTCATGGTATAATACCTCCGTTTATTGCCCGTCGGCAGATTCCGTTTACAGCCCGTCGGCTCCGTGCAGTTTACCGCCTCCGGCACGTTTTTGGGCGAAAAATCAGCACCCCTGCGGGTGCTGATTGTATAGAAAAGGCATCCTCGTTTGAGGATGCCTGAAATCGGGCTGATTTAGTTCTAGATTTTTGCGAGAAGCTCCGCTTTTTTGCTGTTAAACTCCTGCTCCGTAAGGATTCCCTTTTTAAACAGGTCCGAAAGTCTCTCAATTTGGCCGGGAATATCGGGTGAATCCGTTTCCGCCGCCACGGGCTGCTCTTTCTGCTTTGCCTCGGCCTCCTGCGCGTCCTTGACGGCTTGCGGGCTGTTAAGGTACTGCTTTTTGGCTTTGTCAATATCGCGCTCGATATGGGAAAAAGCATCACTATTTACATCATTTGAGAAAAGGGATTGTTTTACTTCGTTGCTATCGCGGTAATTGATAAGCAGATAAGATGTACCGGTTTCAGTTTTCTTTTGTACAGCCAAAGACAAAACGCCAAGGACTAAAACGCGTGGCAAAGTAACATCTCTTTTTATCTGGGCTAAGTCCCTTTCTGAATAATTCACTATTTTGCTGATGGGTAAAAAGTAATGATAGTAAATATAGTTTGTCGAAACTGTTGGGCCTGCCTCAAACAAGACACCCCCGCTGTATGTGTCAAACTCTATAGTATGGTTTTTCATTTCCTCGCCAAAACAAGGAAGACCACCATGATACATACATGTTCCCATATTATAGCGCTTGTATTTGGCATTTAAATCCGCTCTAAATATATTTCTTTCTTGTTCTGCTTTTTCCAATATCGGATTTTTCGGTTTCTTATGAAACAGCCCCATCACGATCACCCCTGCTACCGTTCTATTATGCCATCTTTATTCCCGGTTGTAAAGGGGATTTCTTCCAAAATCAGATATCTGCTCACGGATGTAGCTACGGCGAAGCTGCGGGTTTTCTTTCAGGTGCTTCCGCATCTCACTCTGCCATTGCTTCACTTTGACAAGCGCCTGTTTTTGGTTTTCCCTGTCAAGGCTTCCCTCGGCGCGGCGTTTAAATCGGCGGATATTCCGCTCGATCTCGCGCTGGCGTTCCTCGGCCTCGTAGTTTTCACCAATTTCCGGTTCGTCCAACGGTTTTAGCAGCTGGCTGACGCCCTCGAAATATGGCTGCTTACCGTGGCGGCAGTTAGGGTGGAACAGGCCGCCCGCAATTGCTTCGGATAAGAGCGGATGCTTGCCGTCCGGCTGCCCGTCCGCGTAAACGTCATCCACATAAACCCTCCCCTGCCATGGGAGGCATGTCGGGGAACAGGCGGAATACTGCGTTACCTGGCAGAGCGTCACGCCGTATTCTGCTGCCCTGCGGCCTTCCCCTGACATATTCGCTTTTTTCTTTGATGTTCTAAGGCACATCTCCGCATAGCTGGCGACGTTGACGCGGTTCCCGTTCTTGTACTGGACGCATTGATAACCGCGGTCGAGAAAACCCTTATTGGCCATATCAATGGCCTTCCAGAGCGACGAAACCCCGGACGTGTAAAACATCTGCGCCTTAAATACTGTCTGCCTGTAAACATCATCCGACATCCGCAGGACGGCATTCCCGGCATTGTTCAGGTCGTTGCGGATGGCCTGCTCCAATGCTGAAATCTGATACTGGTTTGCCTTGAAAAAGCCCCCGCCGTTAATATCGTCAACATCAATCCCATATTTATGCAGCAGCTCATCCGCATGGAGCGCGCCGCCCCGGAATCCCTCGTCAACCGCTTTTTCTGCCTCCCGGTTTGCTTTGCCGCCGTACTTTTTTACAATTTCAGCGGCTTTGCGGTCAAAACCATGGAGGTCTTTTAGCTTTAAAAGCTGCCACATCGGCCACTGGAAGCCTTCTTTAATTTCCTCCGCCGTGTGCCGGGCCAGATTTCTCCGGTAGCTGGCAATCAGCTCATCCTCCATGGACTCCATAATAAACTGGATATCATAATCACCGGTCATGACGCGCCACCGGTACCATCAGCACCGCTGGGCGGCAGATCGCCCGCACTCGGCTCCTTTGTTTCCGCAATGCCCTGCTCAGCTTTAATCCGGGCAACTTCGGTCGCTTTGTCCTTGTCATTCATCGTGTCGCCATACATTTCTTCAATGCACTGCTCAATGGACATAATTTCATACTGGCGGGCTTTGCCGACTGTTTCAACCACTGCCTCAAACGACGGGTTGGCATATTCGCCCCAGGTAATCGTACAAGAATATTCCTGCGCGGCGCGGCTGTTGTTTAGGTCATCCGCTTTAAGGGCGGTGTCCACCAGCTTCGGTAAGACTTTTTCCAGCACGGAGATCCGCTGCGCGCGGGTGTACATCGTCGTCTTTTCCTTTTCGCGCTGGCTTTCGGCGTTGTCCAGCTTCTTAACGTCGATTCCGAGTGTTGACGGTGATAATACCCCTTGTAAACATAAGTCAAGGTCGGTAGTGTATTTCTGGAGGAAACTGTCACTGTTTATTGTCGGCTGCACGACATCAATTTTGGAAGAAACGTTTTCATGCGAATCCGTGCCGGTCGCAATGAACTGGTTGTCGAACGGGTTCGGCGGGATGGTTTTCCCGGTATCCGGGTCGCGGGGAACAAGGTCTTCCGGAATATACCGGGTAATCCGTCCGGCGCGGAAAGCATCTGTCCACTGACTGATATCCTCGTCCAGCGCGTCGAAGGCATCACACTTCCCATCATACAAACTCTTCCCCCGGCCTGCAAACCTCGGGCTTTCGAGGAACATCAGCGGCACGGCTAATAGAAAGCCACCCTCCCAACTGACCGGCTTTAAATCAGCCAGTTCTGGGAAGCGGTTCATATTAACCGGGTTCCCGGCAACGTCGTACAGGTTATACTTGATATATCCTTTTCCGTAAATCTCTTCCAAGCGGTACCGGCGTCCGTTAAGGATTTTATCGGTATAGAACAGGACTTCCGTAATCCTGCCGCGCTTCCGGGTGTAATCAACGCGCTCCCCACTGTAAAATTCAAGGATTGGCAGCTCCGAAACAGCCGGGTCCAGTGAAATCTTAAAAGCCCCGTCCCCTGCGACGTCTGTTTCCGCCACAGCCTTCCGGATCAGCTTCTCCCAGCCGTTTTCTTTTGCAACCGCTTTCCAGCGTTCCTGATTGGCCTTGTCCTCCCCGGTGCCGTTGACATCGTTTTCAAATTTGACTGGTTCCATGTCGGTTACAACGATATCGGCAATCTTATCCACACACATGGCGGGAAGGCCGGAATGGATTTTCCGGATTTGCAGCCCCTCCGACGGAACGGCAACCCAGAACCGCGCGGCATTTACATTGTCACGCTGCGTGCCCGCCTGCGACTTGTAAAACTGTGATAATTCAGACGGCTCCCCGCGGTACCACAGCCGGTTCTTCAGAACGTTCCCCGCTTGCGTGTACGGCTCATAAATCGTAATAGTATGGTCGTTTGCCGGCCGCAGGTTCAGCCAGTTTATTATTTTGTCCCGCCCCGCCGCAAGGGCGTTCCGGATACCTGAAATCACGTTCATTTTTCAATCCCTCCAATCTTGTCCTTGTACGGCAGCCAGGAATACTGATCCGCATTGATGGTATGGTCGTTTCCGTCTTCCGGCACGTTGTCCCTGTCCTCATCCCAGCTGTAGGCATTCAGCTC